AAAATCAACAAAACTTAAACGTTATGGCGATTCAAACTATACTAATAAAGAAAAGGCAAAACAAACACTAATAGAGAAATATGGGGATTCGAGTTATAATAATAAAGAAAAAACAAAAAATACCATATTAAAAAAATATGGTGTTGTTTCATTTTCACAGTCTCCACTTTTTAAACAAAGATTGGCGGAAAAATATGGCGTCAATCATCCAATGTTAATTCAAAAAAATAAACAAGCATCCTTTAAAAAAGTATTATCAAAATTAACAGAAGTAACTCCGTTGTTTGATTTTGAAACATACATTGGAATATCACATACGAATAGATATAAATTTAAATGTAATTCATGTGGAAACGAATTTGAATCAAATTTAGATAACGGACATATTCCTATTTGTAGAGTATGTCATCCTGTAAACATTTCTAAATCCAAATATGAATTTGAAATTATAGAGTGGTTGAGGAACATATATGATGGCGAAATTATTCATGGTGATAGAAATATTTTGAATGGAAAAGAACTTGATATTTATTTACCGGCGATTAATATGGCTATCGAACTAAATGGACTTTATTATCATGGCGAAGTATCGGGTGGTAAATCAAAGAAATACCATCTAAATAAAACAAAATGGTGTACAGAACGTGGTATAACTCTAATACACATACTGGATATAGAATGGATTAATAAAAAAGAAATAGTAAAGTCCATACTACTGAATAAGATTAATTCGGAAAAAATAGAATCTATACATGGTAGAAAATGTACTTTAAGGGAGATACCGGCGAAAATATCAAATGAATTTTTAAATAAAAATCACATACAAGGTGAAGATAAATCCTCAGTTAGAATTGGATTGTATCACAACGACGAACTCGTTAGCGTTTTAACATTTGGTAAAAATAGATTTAGCAATGAAACAGAATGGGAGATGTATAGATTCTGTAATAAAGTTGGATTCAATGTTCGTGGTTCTTTGGAAAAATTATTTAAATATTTTGTTAATGAGTACCAACCAAATAATATAGTTTCTTTTGCAGATAGGCGTTACTTTACCGGTGAATCATATCGTAGGTTAAATTTCAATATCCACTCGGTAACTTCACCAAATTACCACTACTTTAAAATCAATAACAATAAAACCATATTTTCATCTCGTAACAAGTTTCAAAAACATAAATTAAAAAAATTACTTAAAGTTTATGATCCAACAATAACCGAATGGAGTAATATGCAATTAAATGGATTTGATAGAATATGGGATTGTGGAAATACAAAATGGATATGGAGTGCCAATAAAAAAAAATAGGAACCGAAGTTCCTATTTTTCATACCAATCGTTAATCATCCATTAAGCACCCGGGAATGCCGCACCTGTTGATTGAATGTTGAAGTCAAGAATAATGAATTCAGCAGTTCTAGCAGGTTGTAGATACAACTGACCATAAAGAATGTTACGGTCGATGATGTCAGGTGTGTTGTTCGACTCATCCATGATAACGCGGAAGGCATAAAGACCTTGACGTTGTTGGATTGACTCAAGATATGGAGTAACAATGTTCAGGAATCGTGTACGTGTTTGTGTTGTGTTTTGTTCGAACACAAGGTAACGTGTAGCAGATGCGATGAACTTCTTAGCTGCAATCAAGAGACGACGAACGTTGATACGGTCAAGAGCAGATGGACGACCTTGAAGTGTCTTCTGACCCCATACACATACTCCTGTTGATGGGAATACTGCGATTGGGTTGATACGTGCTTCATAAAGGGTATCACGCTCAGCGTGTGTAAGACGTGTCTTCACTTCGATAACTTCTGTGAGACCACCACGATTCAGACCAGCTGGTGCGAACCATTCAGCAGCAACACGGTCGTTGAATGCAATAACACCAGGAAGAACAACTGAAGGTGGAACCCAAATTGGCTTGTTTCTATCGAAGTCAAGAATCTTAACCCACGGATAGTATGTTCCAACATAGTTAGAATCAAATCCTTCTGTTGTTGAAACAGCAGTATTGATGTTATCGTTGTAGCCAATCAAGTCCATCACATAGAAAGCATCACCACGGTCTTCACAAACATCCTTAGCGTATGTTGTGATTGGTGAGTGCAACGAGTGAACAACACCTGGTGTTACAATCATGTTGATGTCAAATTCATCAGGGTTAGATACCGCATCAATTGCCTTCTTATATGAAACATATCCATCAGCAGAAGTTGTTGATATATCGAATCCCTGTGTATTTGTGTTTAGAATGTATGTTCCGGTCTTCTTTTGGAGGTGTGGCTTGTGACCATCAAATCCGCCTTGGAATGGAATCATGAACTTACGTGTATCAAGAGCAGTGTTTACAGTAAGGTCGATTGACGAACTATATCCAGTTGCAGATGATGGGAAGTTTGCCCCAGCAGCTTGATTATAATCACCAAGATAGAAGTCTGCATTTGAACCAGTTGTCAAATATGAAGCAACAGGCAACGGACGTAAGAAGTTAAAGTTGTCTGTTGTATCGAAATCGTAGCTAAATCCAAAATATACTCTACGGTTATATGAACCACCTACTGTTTGGGCCGATACATATGTTGCTGCACTTGGTTGTGAGAATCCAACACTACCATCCGAACTAAGTGGGATTGGTGAGTAAGGTGCACGGAATCCAAAAGGAACAAGTGACGGAGAAATAGCAACGTTAGAAACAGCTTCAGTTGCCTCTACACGGATATACTTTGACTTGTTAGAATAATCACCATTTACAACAACCTTTCCTTCATCTGTAATTGTGATGTATCTATCACCAATTACTCTAGCGATATAACGTGGTGAATTAGGGTCAAGGTTACACTTGAATTGTTCTACCACATTTGGACGGAGATCATCATCTTCTGATGTAAATGGAGTTTGTGGGAGCTTTGATTGATCCACAAAACGAACTACAACATCAAAGTCACCATATTCAGAACCAGCGATTGTACCAGCTGGACGAACATTTGCAATACCAACCTTCACTTCATAATTAGAATGAATACCGTGTGAAAGTGTATGGAACTTGAAGAGGTCCGTTACAGCACCACCAATTTTTTGAGAAGTTATCCACGGAGTAGAAGCTTCGAGGTAATCATTAGTGAATTGCCATGGTGAAGCAGCAGAACCACTTTCCAATATAATTCTTGTAGTTGGGTCCGCGGCCAATGATGCTGAAGCAGCCCATTTGAAATTCACATAGTTATAAACTGCGTGTGTTCCATATGGATTGTATCCGTAAAGGTTTCCAATAAATGCAGTTGATTCAGGGTCAATTGATGAACTAAACGGTGTTCCGTTTTCACTAACAGCATTTCCTGTAAAAGCCGAGTTATCTGTTCCAAATGAACCAGAAACTCTAATGACAAATGAACCACTTGCATTTGAAGCAAGAGTAGATTTCTCAAACAATGCTGTAGCTTCAGTCGTTACAACAAAAGTAGGGTGTAGAAGAGAAATCAATCTCTTTCCATACGAACCAGTTGCAACCACGGCAAGTGGGTACAACAAGGAATAACCACCTGAACCGAGTACACGAACTATCGTTGCACTACCAGCATTATTCAGATAGCTTTTAGCAGTATATGGAAGATACGATTGCTCATATGTTCCACCAAAATGTGTTACGAAGTCATTATATCCTTGAACTACCGTAGGAACAAATGCCGGACCTTTCATTGTTGGTCCGATAAGTGCTGCACCAATCTGTGCAATTCCCTGTGGTAAGAACGAAAGATCCTTTTCTACCGTAAACACGCCAGGACTTACAATTCTTTCATTAGCCACTATTTATCTCCAAAAAATTGTGTAATTATCTCTACTATAAATATGAGTAAAAAAACTCAAACTTATTGAGCAGATGGTATAAATTTACCAGAATCTAAGTCAAGAACACCGTCACCGTACTTTTCATTCAAGGAAGCAACCAACTCTTTTTCTTGTTTTTGAAGTTCATCATAGGTTGAAAAAAGGTTTACTCGCATTTCTTCAATTTGAGATAATCTTCTTTTCAATAAGTGTAGTTCCACTTCTACTTGACCAATCTGTGCCGTGTTAGTTGCGTATCTTGATTGTAAATCTTTCACAGCTTGAATATCTTCGGCTTGAAATTCTTTTGATATATTGTCTGACATAAAAACCTCTTCTATTATTGTAAAACGTAACTATAGTAATAAATATCAATCATTTTCCGTAGGATACACATCTGGACTATTTCTCAATGATATTTCTGTGAGATCATTTAGCCTTCGTTGTAAGTCCAAGTATTTCTCGTATTCATCCGAGTTCATTCCACTATCAAATCTTGAATCATTTTGTCTTATTGCGGTTGATAAATTAGGATAAGATTCGGTACCGAATGTAACTCTATTTGGTCCAATAAATCTTTTTGTTGTAATATCAGTTCCGGCATTTTTTGGAAGTAAATAACCATGAACAGTTATTTGGAATGAACATCTCACCACCCTGTCTTGACCAGTTGTATTATTGTCCTCCATCGTGAAAGAGTCCACATTTGTAGAAAACTTCAGAGAATTTCTTTCACCAAAAGATTGACCAGTGAAATATACAAATTGTTCTACAATATAATTCAATTGATTTTGGTATTCACACCAAGCAATAAAATCATACGAAACATCGACGTAATCGGGTATTGGTGTTATAATATATTCCTGAACACTTCTATCGTTTACACCATATAGTGTAGAAAATTTGTCATATGGTGAGTTCTTATTATATTTTTGTTTTAGAACGTAACCAAGTTGATTTGTTGTAGCAACTTTATTCCGTCTCAACTCACTTTTCATATTCACACTTGAACGTCTAAATGTGATGAGTGGAACCAATGTTTTTCCTTTTTTATCTTTTAGATAACCGTTTCTTTGTATTGATGCCCATTTTTCAGAATTTGCATAAAGGGTTGGAACTACAATTGATTCACCGTTATCATCCACTCTGAGTAGCATTGAATTATCTATAAACGATTTTACTGCAAAATCTATATCATATAGAGTAATCCCTATTGATTTCGTTCTATCCTTGTCTCTACGAGTTTGAGTATGTCTTGATTTACCCAAATCAATCCGTGGACGTTCTTCAATATTTTTGTCATCTATAAAAGAATCTATGGTTCTTCGTACAGGTGGTTTACGATATGGCGATGAATTTTTTGGCATTATATGTTATCCGGTAAATTATTGTTTTCAGAAACTCTTGGAGCGGAACGAACTTCTTCAATATTGATACGAGAACGTCTTGTCAAGTGTGTATTGGCTATGATAGAAACATTGTGACCCCATCTTTCCGTTGCAAAAGAATAATCAGGATTCTTACCACCGAAGTATTGATTTTCTTGAATGGCATCTATTTCCCAGTATTCCCCAT